TATTATAAGTATATAATTCTAAAAGATAATTTATTTATTTATTTAGGGGAACTTATGGGGAACTTATGGGGAACTATGGGGAACTTATGGGGAACTATGTTTTGCCATGTCGCATAGTTCCCCTAATATTAACCGTATGATTTTAAACGAAAATAAAAGGTTAGGGGAACTTGGGAACTTGGGGGAGCCAGTTTTTGCCCTCCTAAAATCATGGATTACTGGCTTTCAGCCCCTTTCTACTCTTCTTAGTTATAAAAAAAATATCTTGTTAATACTTATTTATTTATTAATTATTAGGGTTCTTTTGTTTTATTTATTCATTAGGTTGAGGTCGTTGCTGTTCTGGCTCTCGATTGGGGTCATTCTCTCATGGATTTGGATTAGACGGAAAAAAGCGGAATTAATGCAGCAAGATCAGGGGATATATGCAACAAGTGAGGATGTAACATGTTAATTTATTTATTATTGTCAGACTATCAAGCATCTGGTGACAGCCTACCCCCCCTCAAAAAATATTTATTATTTAGTCAGTTACCCTACCTATTACAAGTTATAAATTGTAGCTACTTTCTATTGATTTTTTATTTTTTGTTTTTTATGGTTAGGTTTCTCCTTTTCAAATCAATAGGTTTCGAAAAGTGGGGGCGCGCGGGGGAGTGCCGATGCTGACCCATCTCGACGGTTTCTGCCGGCACATTCATATTCTGGAGGCCCTGAACCCGGCGTCAGTCCACGTTTATCGTGCTAAGGTTGTCGAGTTCCATGCCTGGCTGCTTCAGAAGGGCCTGAGCACAGACGTTACTCAGATTTCCCGGCGCGACGTCGAGGAGTACTTAAAGCATCTATTTCTTGAGCTCAGCAATAAGAACATTACCCGATTTACAAAGCTCACCGCTCTTTCGAAGTTCGCCCGGTATCTCATTTATGAGCGGCTAATTACGGAAGACTTCACCTCCAATATCCCGCGCCCGAAGCTCCGCAAGAAATTGATGATTACCTTTAACAGAGATGAAGTCCTGCGTTTTTTTCGGCAGGTAGACATAGGCACAGAGAAAGGCATCAGGGATGTTTGTATTCTTATTCTGTCCGCATTCTGTGGGTTGCGCATGAATGAGATCATCACGCTCGATCTTAATTCCATTGTTGACGACAGTAAAGAGATCGATATCCGCGTGAAGGGCAAACAGGAACACGACAGGGAAGTAATACTCTGGAAGATCCCTGGCATGTTTATACGGCAATACCTGCTTATCAGGATTTCGCAGGGCGCAAAGGGCAGCGATCCCTTCTTGGTCTCATATCGCAAGGGCAAAGGCGGGGCGCTCGGTAATCGTCTTACGTCCGCAGCCCTGGATGTTCTTATCAAGCAGCTTGCCAAGAAGGCCGGTATCCGCAAGGCTGAGGTCCACATTCATATGTTCCGCGCGACACACGCAAATGACCTGCAGCACATCAAGGGATACACCCTGCCGGCGATCCAGGAGCGTCTTGGATGGAAGGACCTCTCGACAGCGGGCCGGTATCTGGTGCGCCGGGAACGCATTCACCGTGAATACAATTCATTGCATGAATACTGGATAGAATTTTCAAAAAGCTGGACAAAGGAGGGTGCAGATGCAAACTATAGTTCGGGAGATGCCGCTCACAATGGAGGTCAGTCCATTGTCGAATAGACGGAGGGAGAACAGGGATATCCTCCAGCGCCTCTTTCAGGGGTACATAAACGATTTTGGCAATGACGATGGGTGGAAGATCATCAAAGTAATAATATTCGAGCTCGGCGGGATCCGGATGCAGGTCCCGAGGGACATAAACCGCAAGGGTGAATTACTTGAGGCCTTTTATAATCATATCTGTGAAGACTTCGGCGAGTCCTCCGGGACAGCGATCATAAATAAATTCATTACAGAGCTCGGTGGCCTCCGGATATCCTTTCCGACCTTCGAGGAGTTGTATCGGCAGGAGCGCAATGAGAAGATCCGCGCGAGATACAACGGCTGGCCGTATGGCAGCAATATCGAGGTGCTTGCTGAACAGTGGGGGATTTCTGGTGAGTGTGTGAGAAAAATAGTGAGGGAGGCGAAAGACAATGGGAATTAAAGGCATATTAGAAGAAATTTATTTTTATTACATGTCTCATCGGCAAATCGGGCACACAACAGTGATGATGGAAGGGGCAAAAAATTCGGAATGCCTTATCCTGGTGAATGATCTGCAACAAGGAAGAGAGTTGAATATCCCTGAGAAAAGAATAGTGTCTTTGGGTTCCTTGATGAGGCTGAGAGGGAAAAGGCAACCTCTTGTTATTGACCATTATGCAATTCAATCCATAGTGGGTTTATCTTTAAAGAGGATAAACGCACTTGAAGAAGAAAATGCAAAGCTCAAAAAGGGAAGAGGTTCGCTCAAATAATTTATTAAAAACCAGGAGGGAATAAATGAAAGCATATGAGAACACGAATACATCAGTAACAAAATCACAGGAGGATATCCGATGGATATTATCGAAATACGGCGCAGGCGGGGTGCAGTTTTCCGAGAATTGGGAAGAGAAGTTTGTCATGGTAAGGTTTTATTACAAAATTGCTGAAAGAGGATATACAATTCTTTTTAAAGTTCCCATCCCTCAAGTAGCACACCGCAGCCCTAAAGGCCGCATTCGTACTCAAAACCAGATCGAGACTTTGCAGAAACAATTTGAGCGCGGCATCTGGAGGGCGATCTTCTGGGCGATCAAGAGCCGCATGGAGGCTGTAGAGTTCGGGATCGAGTCCTTTCAGGAAGCCTTTCTCAGTCATTTTGAAGTCCCTGGAACGGATAAACAGATCGGGGATATATTGATACCGAGGCTTATAAGCGGCAATTTGATGCTGGAGCATTAGGAGGGATGAATGGATTTAAAAGCTTTATCTTCAGAAATAGATTCAATAACTGGGCTTAATGAACTTGAGAAAGAATGTATGAATGGGCTTATGCAAGCCTTTAAAGCATGGCTCAAAATGGAAAGACAACATCCAGATGAAATGAGAGATTTTATTGATCCTCTTCATAGGATGCAAGACCTTTTAGCGGTTAGAGTTGTTCGGCGGATTTTTCCGGATGGTTGGCCGACCCATAAAATAAAACCAGCTCCTACCCCGATTCCGAGTGCCGGTGCGCCGGGACATAAGGGGGGATAATGAAAGCCATCTACGAACCAAAAGGCAGGGCCAGGGAATACGGAGAGCTTGCGGTAAATCTGTACCGTGGCTGTTCGCATGGCTGCACATATTGCTATGTGCCTGCTGCGACTTTTCAGAGCCGGGAAGAATTTGCAAAACCGGTCCCGCGCGTGGGAGTCCTTGAAGCCCTGAAGAAAGAAGCTCCGAAGTATGCGGGCAGGGAAGTGTTCATGTCATTCAGTTGCGATCCTTACCAGTTTATAGATGTGGGACTTAAATATACGAGAGAAGCGATCAAGATATTGCACGATAATGACATCAGTGTCCGCATACTCACTAAGGGCGGGCACAGGAGCCAGCGGGATTTTGATCTGCTTACGGAGAAAGACTGGTATGGAGTCACTTTAACGGCAATATTAAACATAGACAATTACAAAACATATGAGCCAATGTCCGCGCTTCCATATGAAAGAATATTTTTCCTGCATCGTGCCTTTATTCGCGGGATAAAGACATGGGTCAGTCTGGAGCCTGTTATTAATCCTGACGACACGCTCAGGATAATAGAGAATACACACTCTTTTGTTGATGAATACCGCGTCGGCAAGTGGAACCATTCTGCCGAGGCGAATAAGATTGACTGGAAGGATTTTGTTTATAGGGCAAAGGGCTTATTGGATCGTTTTGGGAAGAAATATTATATCAAGAAGGATTTGGAAGGATATGAATAAAGTATTTTTTGGTGATTGCAGAGAGATCATGAAAAAATTAATTATAGACGGCATAAAAGTGCAAACCTGTGTTACATCTCCTCCATACTGGGGTCTTCGGGATTATGGAACGCAGCCTCTAATTTGGGGAGGGAATGCATTTTGCAATCATGAGTGGGGAAAGAAACAAATCGCTATAAACTCAGGAGGCGGCTGGAAAGATGAGAAAGATATAGAAAAGCGTAAATCATATGGTATGCGAACAGTAAATCCTTCAAAACTTAAAAAAAGGGAAATATCCCAAGGTCAATGGTGTCAAAAATGTGGGGCCTGGTTTGGATCTCTTGGACTTGAACCAACCCCATATCTTTATATTGATCATATAGTGGAAATTTTCAAATATGTTTATCAAATTCTTAAGAAAGATGGGACCCTCTGGTTAAATATTGGCGATACTTATTTTGGGAGCTGGGGAAACTATGGAGATGCTGGCGGAGGCCAAAGGGACAAAAAAAGTGAACGGTTTGACCGTAAAGCTTATGCTGACAAGACAAAATGGAGGCCACCAACAAGTTTTTTTGTCGAAGGGCTTAAACCCAAGGACCTTTGTATGATACCTGCTCGAGTCGCCTTAGCTTTACAAGGTGATGGTTGGTATTTACGAAGTGATATTATTTGGCATAAGACAAATCCAATGCCTGAAAGCGTAAAAGATAGACCAACAAAAAGTCATGAATATCTTTTTCTTCTTAGTAAGAATGACCGCTATTACTATGATTTTAAAGCAATTAAGGAGCCAGTAACAGGTAATGCCCATCATCGTGGACATGGAGTAAATCCAAAGGCAGCGAAACAACCCGGGTCCGGCAGCCGAATTTTTATTGATAGAGATCCTTCACATGCCAATAGAGCAATAAAACAAAACCGCAGTTTCTCGGCCGCTGTCCGTGGACTCGTAGAGAAAAGGAATAAAAGAACAGTGTGGTCTTTAGCAACTGCCCCTTATCCAGGAACCCATTTTGCCACATTTCCTCCAGCTTTAATAATTCCCTGCATATTAGCTGGCGCCCGAGCTGATGATATTGTGTTTGATCCCTTTCTTGGTAGCGGTACCACAGCAGAAATTGCGAAAAAATTAGGTCGGCAATGGATAGGCTGTGAACAAAACAGAGAATATGAACGTCTACAAAAAGAAAGAATCGGATAATGCAAGGTAAACCACGGTCAAAGGAATATATTGCGCAAATAGCAAAGCGATATAAGGAACTCACAGCGCAGGATGTTAAACCGAACATTATCGCCAAGAGGTTTGGTATCCCTCTTTGTACATTGAGACTGTATGTAAAAAACGGAGCGGGAAGGCATGCACCATAAAGGAATGGAAAACTTACTTAATAATCATATACCGGAAGTATATTACTGGTAATCATATATGACAAGTCAGGAATGGATTGGATTAGCAAGGGAACGGGCATACAGAATTGTAAATATTGACCAATTTTGTTTGAGGGGTACCTTGGCGAAGGAGATCATTAAGTTTCTAAATGAGGCTGAAATTGAGATAGAGAAAAAATTAAAAATGGAGAAGGACAGATTATGACTAAAAACCCCTTGACAGTCCGGGCGTCTTCGTTGTATTCTGAAGACGTTCAGTTACACAGGGCCTTCTCCGGCCTCCGCAGGAATGCGGAATGGAGGTTTTTAGTTTATAGGGCCAAGAAAGCTCGAGTGTTCCATTAGCCGTGAGGCGTGGACGGTTCTGTGTAGCCGGAACAACACTCGGGCCCTTTTTATTTGCCCGGAAACGTTCAAATGCACAGGTATGAATAACTTTGATCCTGCATTTCTCATTTAAATCCTCCTTAATGTTATTTTGGTTAACGATGTATCAAAAATTCAATAACATATTTTCTTTATCGGAAGGTTCTGCTTTTTTAAATATTAAAACAGTCGGGGGGGTCTGTGGTTTTTTACCTAATAAGATTTCTTCTACAGTGAATATTTGCAATTTGGGATATTCTTTTCCCATTGCCTGAGATTTATAAAATCCCTTTTTAGCTGCTTCTATTTTCATATCTCTTGTTGCCGAGAAAAGAGTTATAAATATTCCAATATTTGCTTTCTCTCTGTCTATTACATGGCCTAAATCTCTTATATCTTTAACAGATGTTTTCCCACTTTTTACAGAAACAATAGCCCTATTTATTGTTTTGGGGTCTTCTTGATAATATAAATATCCATCTATTCCCGTATCAGAGCCTTTCTTTTTGTTCCCATATGGCCTTGCATTTATTAATGCTGTAGCCCACCATTGAAATTGATAACGGTTTTGAGAAGCAAGTTCCATTGCTCCTGCGAGGTCTTCTGGTTCGCCAATGACTTTATAATCCTTACGGGGTTCGAGGCTATACATATGTTTCATGCGCCATTTGATTAAATTAACAGCTAAATGAGTAATATCAATTCCCGTCCATTTTCTTTTAAGTTCTTCTGCTACCGCAATCGTTGTACCACAACCGCAAAAGGGATCAAGAATTAAATCTCCCTTTTCACTACTCGATTCAATGATTCTTTTTAGAAGCTCTTCCGGTTTTTGTGTCGGATAACCAAGACGTTCCTTTGAACTATTGTTAATTTTATCTATATCCCAAACATTATCAATGGGCGACCCGTAAGCCATTGCTTCATCTAAATAGCGTTTAACTCTTTTGCCCCCTCCCGCATCAGATAAAACATATTTATGACCATCTCCGTCATCTCTGATTTTTTGTTTTCTCACTTTTACATATTCCTCGTAATCTTTCCAAGGCAGAGAATAGCTAAGAAATTTTTGTTTTTCACTTTTAGCATAAAAAAGAATCGTATCACTTCTTTTTTCAAAGTGATCTTTCAATTTTTTGTTCCATCCACTGTAATGCCAAATGATTTCATTTTTAAAATTCTTTTTCCCAAATATCACATCCATTAGAATTTTAAGATAATGGCTTGCAGTAGGGTCGCAATGCAGAAAAATAGAGCCTGTCTGTTTTAATACTCTTTGTAATTCAATTAATCTGATACACATCATTGTAAGATAAGCCATTACATCATTTTCACCGATAAAGCCTCTAAATGATCGCATCATTTCAATAACGTTTGAAGATGCAACTTTTGTTATATCAAGAAATGTTCTTTCTGTTTCCTCTGTCCAGTGCCATGTATCTTCAAAAGCAGTTATTTGCGCTTCTGAGGGTTCCCCTGTCGGTTCTTTATACAGAATATTGTAATCAGCCTTTGAATTAAATGGAGGGTCGAGATAAATCAGATCAACCGAGTTATCGTGGATATGCTCTCTGAGAACTCTTAAATTATCCCCATAATATAAAAAGTTATCCGGCATAAGAATGCTACATTATATGAAATCACATTGTTTATTTCAAATTAGGACACTATTGAATTTGCCATATCTATCACCCCGGGAGCTGCTGCAGGAGCCTCAGGCATGATAGATATGGCGGAGCTCCGCGCAGGACCTCGCAGGTACCTGTGATAGAGTTATCACCTCTGTGCGATCCGCCGAATCGCCCCTACAATAACAAAATCCGTTTGTTCCTGCCAGAACAGTTGTTATTTTTTTGTTATGACTAATGCATGGCTGACTTCCGCAAAGAACGTGATGAGAAAATAAAAAAGTTAAAAGAAGAGCTTGAATTCCTCGAAGGAAAGGAAGACGATCCCTACGGCATCCCGGAAAACCTCCGCGTCAAGCGCCGTCCTTACACTCTATCCAAAGAAGCAATAGAGCAACGGCAAAAAGCCGCCCGGAGCCCTAAAAAAGCCGAAGCCATGAAAGGCAACAGCAATGCCTGGAAGCATGGCCAGTACGCGCAGACATTCATAAAACAAATATTCAGCCCTTGCAAATCAAGTTGTGAAGACTATCCTTGCTCCCTCGTTGGTGAGGGCAGGACAGACGCCGGAGATCTCTGTCTCGACAAGGTTGAGATAGCGGAGGGCCTGCGTGCCTTAAGCAAAGCGGTCCAGAACGGAGATCTCTCCGAGTGGAAGGAAATGGCAGCAGTCAGACTTGGCGGCCTCGATGCAGTGCTTAAGATGCTTATTGAGGACGTGACGAATGAAAACACAGTCGTTAAGTCCGAATTATTTACTAAAGATGGTGCTCACCTTGGATACAAGATCGTCCCTCACCCTTCCCTGAATTACATTGCCGAGCTGGCCCGGACCCTTGGATATTCTTTTGAGCAGTTCCTTGCGACACCGCTGATACTCAAAAAGACCGAGAGCGAGGCCAAGGCGGCTGAATCCCTTGCCACGATCATGGGACGCGCAGGCGCAGCCGCTCAGAAGGCGCAGGAGGGCAAGAAAAAGAAATGAGTATCCTGCTCGTTGATTCTGTGAAGCCATCCATTGATACCATCGAGCCGGTTGTAATGGCAGATCTCAGTAAAAAGATATTGGTCCCGATTGAAGACTTTGAAGCCTGGCTTGAACGGCTTGACTGGACCTATCATCAGCTTGCGCGTAATGAATTCCCGGAGCCTTTCAGAAATCTTGAAGACTTCCAGATGGCATGCTTTTGCAGTAACCCGCTGTTATGGATACCAGCCTTTCTGCGTGAACCTGAGGACCCGAATCATCAGGACCCTTACAGCCTTTGGGATTATCAGAAAGAGTCAATCATTTATCCCGGCCACACTATACATAAGTGCGGCGCTGAAGTTGGAAAATCAAGAGAGATAATCGGCTGGGGCATATATAAATCCTTTACCACCTCAAACGGATCCGGTTTGACCGGAGCTCCGCAGCAGACACACCTTGACGAAATTATTGAGGCGGTTACAGATCAGATGGATTACAATTCCGATCTTGCCCCCTCGTTAATAGAGCACAAGAAACACCCTCACCACAGGTTTAAATTCGCTAACGGCTTCAAGTGGTATTTTCGTGGTTCCGGATATGACGGCGAGGCATACAGAGGTATTCATGTGCGGACGTTCGCCATGAAAGACGAAGCGGCGAAAGACGACAACGTAAAACAGTGGTCTGAATTCTTCCGCGCAGTTAAGCCGGGTTGCATAGTCAGGCTTTATTCAGTCCCGGACGGCAGGCGCGATACTGAATTTTATCGTCTCAGTAAAATCGCAGAGGGCAACACAACACAGGAAGAGGAACTGGAGATAGATTCATTCAAGGCCGCGGCCGGACATATCAAAGCAATCAAGTTCCGGATTTTTAAATGGTCCAAAGAACTGATGCCGCCGCCCTACTGGACGCCTGAGCGTAAGAAATTTTACATCGATCTCTATAACGGCGAGGACTCCCCGGATTACAAGCATAACGTCAAAGGTGAGGACGGAGATCCTGCTAACTCAGTTTTCCCATGGCAGCAGTTTAAATACTGCATTAAGGACATTCCTGAATACCGCTGTCTGAAAGTTTTGGTTGATGCTGCAAACAATGAGGTAATCGTTACCGGTTATAAATGCGAATATGTCGCCGGCGATAACGGGCCGGTCCCGAGGATAATCGATCTCGTTGATACCACGTTTCGCAATTCTACGTTTTTTGATGATGAAAAAGACGGGTCGGAATTCAGGAAGGTCATAAAATCATTCTTCAGCGGAGCCCCCGGATTAAAGAGCGGAGGCGGTGACTTTGGCTTTTCCGGAGATCCTACCGAGCTGACTATAAAAAATATCATCGGCAAGAAAGAGCGCAAGATAGCCCGGTTGCAATTAAGGGGCGTGACGTATGACCAGCAATGCGAAGCGCTCGATGCCATGGATGATGTGTTCGGGCCGATGGAGTCCCTTTCATGGGGAACTGACTACGGTAATGCAGGCTCTGCAGTAGCTCATATCCTTCAGGGCCAGGAGCGGTATAAACATAAGGACTATATCAACCGCCTGAAAGGGTTTCAGTTTGAATCTACGGCAGAGGACATTGATGAGGACGGCACAGCAATTATTGATAATAAAACCAACAAGCCTGCAAAGAAGACAATGAAAGAGCTTGCAACGGAAAATCTCCTTGTTAAAAAAATGCAGAGAATGGATCTCGAATATCCGCCTGATCCGGACATCATCACTCAATACACAGGGCATACCGTTACCGCAGGCAAGCATAGGATATACAGCAAGGGCAACGATCATATCATTGATTCCGACAGGGCGCAGGCGCTTGCGCGTCTGTTCAATACAGTAGGCTCAAGTCAATTCGCCTCAGGGAGCTACAGACGATGAAGGAGATTTATTAATGAAATTTTTAGGCCTCGAAATCCGTAAGGCAAACGACCCGGCAATAATTTCCCGCGCGGAGATCCGCGACACAAACCCGCAGGGAGACCTTACCTCGATCTTTCAAAACTACGTCTTCCGCAAGGTATCCGGGGAATTCTATGAGAAGCTCAGGGAAGCCATCCCGCTGATCGACGCGGCTATTGACCGTCTCATTTCGCTCATGGGCACGATCAGGATCATTGGCGATAACATGGACTGTGTCAAGGAGCTTGAAGATTTTAATCTCTCGGTTCCGGTCAATGATACACAGGAAGGCATCCAGTCCTGGTGGCAGAATATGTGGAATGAGACATTAGAGCAGGGGTTTGGCTTGTCTGAATATATAACTACCCCCGACATGAAGGATATTGCCGGACTGCGTGTGGCTGACAGTAAAAATATTATTTTCCGCCGTAATTCCGAAGGCAAATCCGAGCCCTGGTATAGATATCCAAAATATCAAAACTATAGTTACACCATGCCGGGATATTTAATTCAGCAAATTTTGACTGCTACATACGGGCAGACTGTATCTATCGGCGGGTCTGATGAGATGAAGCTCAATCCCGCAAATAAATTATATTTCTCACGCAATAATGAAAATACTGATCCTTACGGCTCATCAATCATGCGTTCGATGGAATGGTCGTCGCAGATACTTTGCACTATCGAGAACAGCATTAAAAACACCTCCGAGCGCTTTGGCGATCCGATGTATCACGCGCATCTGAAACATAAAACAGCCGACCTTGAAAAGGTCCGCAAACGGCTTGAAGATGATCTGAAGGTTATCGTCAATGCAAAACGTGCCGGCGGCAGTGGCGATATAGTGACAGCCACAGGGGAGGACGGTGACGTAGAGATAAAAATAGTAGGCCATGACGGACAGATAATGGCCTATGATGTTCCTCTTCGGCATGTAAAGGAGAATTTAATATCAAAGCTCCTGCCGGCATGGATGCTGGGCATTTACTGGAGCACTACAGAGCGCATGGCAACCCTTGAGGTTGAATCCGTCCTGCAAGATTCAAAAGTCAGGCAGTTACTTGCCCTTCCCAAGCTTTTAAAACTCTATTCTTCCGTTCTGAAGATCCGGGGTAAAAAATGGAATTCTATCACGACTTCGCTTGATAAGCCCGGAGATTGGGGCGTTATCTTCGAGATCCCGAATTTAAGAGATCTCGTGGCACAGGCGCAAGCGAGATTCTTAAATTCACAGGCAGATCTCATGCAGTCCGGGGCACAGGCTGCAAATACACAAACCAGTGTAAATGTGGGAGCTGCAACCATTGACGTGCTGGGGCATAAATTCCCGCTTTTAAATTCCCCTCTAAAAAGAGGGGACAAAGGGGTGTGTTGTGAAAAAGAATTACATCGCCCTACCCCATGGCCTGAACTCGACAAAGTCGAAACCGATTATGAGAATGAACTGAAGTACGACTGGGCGGAGCTGCAGGATAAAGTTTTCACGATATTGAAATTGACGAATGAAAAATCCGTAGGGGCTGGGCTTGACCCTGCCCTGAAAAGGGTAACCGCAAGGGTTACCCCTACAGGACAAAAACAGGACCCGCCAGCCGGGATCCCTGACATCGAAGCCTTTACCTTTTCCGAGGAACAACGCAAGCAGATCATGCAGGCGATGGAATCTTATATAGGTGAATATGACTACCAGAATACAAATTCACCGGTGCGATATTACTACGGCCAATCATATTCCCTCGGACTTATACAGGCCGCAAAGCTGATCGGTAAAGACCGCCCGATATTGGACATCATTAAAAACAAAGAAATCTATGATGAGCTGTGCAGGACCGGCTTTGATCTTGTGAAGGATAATGCGACAAGGGCGATAACAAATAAGATCCTTCCGGAGATGGAAGCCCACATGACTGCAGGGAGCAATCCAAAAGACGTTGCCCGCAAGCTTAATCGGCTCTTCGGTGATCAAAACTCCGACTGGGAACGCCTTACACGTTCAGAGATGAGCATGGCAGCGGAAAAAGCGAAGCTTAATGAGTGGTCGGCGTGGAAGGTTAAGGAAGTTGAGTTTACCCCGGCCCCGGACGCCTGCTCGATATGTTTTGCAGTCAAAGGCGTCTACAAGATCGGCGAGTGTCCTTTGCCGGTAGCGGATACACATCCGAGATGCCGGTGTTCAATAAGGCCGGCGGAGAGCGAGGCATGAAAAAAGCGTGGAAGCGGGAAAGCGCGGAAGCGCATAGGGCGGATCGCCCAAGGAGAGTGAGTCATGAGAGCTAACGACGGAGAAGTTTCATATGATGCGATGGATATCTGTTACGACTGCGCCAGGCGCAAGCAATGCCTTAACATCGATCTTTTTAAATCGCTTACAGGTGCTGTGCTTTTTATAATTTCATTCTGTGGTCGATACAAAAGGACATTGGAGGAAAAAAAGGGATGAAAAATAAAAAAATTACCGATCATTTTGATCTTGAAGAATTAACCTTTTCAGAGACGGCAGTCCGCAATGAGATTGACAATATCCCAACTCCGGAGGCAGAGCAGAATCTTATTCTTCTATGCGAAAACATCCTTGAACCTCTACGGGTAAAGCTGGATACCTCCATCTATATTTCAAGTGGTTATCGCTGTCTGGAATTAAACAGACTCATTAAGAGCAAAGATAATTCCCAGCATATAAAAGGACAGGCCGCTGATATCAGAGCGAACGGTATGACGATATCCGAATTATTCTCAGCGATCATCAAAAGCGGTTTACCTTTTGATCAGGTGATTAATGAATTTGATCGATGGGTGCATGTTTCATTTGCTCCAAATCCGAGGTGGGACATTTTATTGGCAAAGAAAGAGAATGGGAAAACGATTTATAAGCCTTATATATGAATTGCGAAAATTGCGATATAAAAAAAGCCGTTCAAAATTTTTTTGATCCGCAAAATGGAGGGCACGGACAGATGCATGAAAAAATAAATAGACGTCCGACATGGCAGATTTTAGGTATTATTTTTTCAATAATAATTCTAATGATAACAGGTTCATATACTTATACAACATTGGCAACAAATAGACTGGAAAATAAAATCGAAAAGCTTGTTACAAAAGATGATTTTAATTCTTTCACTGACAAATTAATTAGGGCAGTACAGGAGAAACCATCAAATGGACCATAAGAAGGAGGGATAGTATGAAAAAAGTAGTCGTGTTTTTTGTAGTTGCCGTTATCACATTATCATCCTGTTTGCTTTTCGCCCAGGAGGCGGCGCAGCAGGACCTGTTAACCACTGCGGTGAACGGAGTTATTAACAATACTCTGATACCGATCATCATTGCATTCATCGGCTCACTGGTAAGCCTTATTCTGATTAAGCTCAAAAAGAAATTAAATATCCAGGTTGCCGCAGAGACCGAGGCATGGCTGCAGAATCAGGCGGAGAGCGCAGTACAGCTTGTCGCAGAGAAGGCAGCCGCAAGATTGAAGGTTGAAAAAGTAAGCTTCACGAAAAATGAAAAACTCAATATTGCAATAGCGGCCCTGATATCAAAAGCGCCTAAATTGACGCGCGAGCAGGCAGACGAATATGTCCATTCAGCCCTTGCGAGGATACCGGGGATAGGCGCAACCGGTGACGCGTCACTGGTGCCGGATGGAAAATGATAACAGCGATACTGTCAATAATCGCTGCGATATTGCCTTATGTCCTCGAACTGTTTTCAAAAGAGGCAAAGGTGCAAAGGGGGAATAGTGAATTTGATAAGGCTATTGCTGAAAATGATGTTGATTCTATCAGCCGTATGCTGTCTGAACGTTATGACAGCGTGCGTAAAAAAAACAGTAGTGATTCCTGACAGCAGGGAGATAGTTGACCTGTCAAAAGGCTCGGAGCCAAAGCCAGGCTGGTATGGAATATCCGCAGGGTATTTAAGAGATATTTTCCGTGATTGCGGGAAAAAAGAATAAGCCCTGCCAGAACAGTTGTTATTTTTCTGGTATGAATAACACATGGACAAAAAAGCTGAGATAAAAAAAATCACTAAGACAGAGAAAAAAGAAAAACGCATCGAGGGTCAGAAATGATCAAGAAAGATAAAACGATCCGGTTTCAAGGGTTCAAGACGTCATCTTCAGTGCCAACTGCCGAGCAGGTCACAAAAATTAATCAGTTTACCCGCAGACAGTTCACTGCTGAAGAATTATATGTGGGCCAACTCCGCCTTGCCCACAACGCCATTGACAGGGACAATGAGAGGTTTTCAGAGGGTACTCTTCAGGGATTTGCCGATACGGCAGTCAGAAAAACCATGCTCTTCGACCATCGCAGGGACATTAAGGATAATGCGATCGGGAAATTTTTTGACGTGGAAATCGAGAAGCTCCCTCTCATCATGGCCTCGGCAGAGCTTGCTGAGGAATTAAAACTTCCTGAAGGCATGAATGAAGTCATGATCATGTCCCCCTGGTTTTACATCCCGAAAAGGGGAGTGTCTGAAGAGGATATCGTCAAAATCGATGCCGGCATTTTTGATTTTGCATCTATCGGTTTTAATGCGGAGAATTATGTAGACATAATGGACAATGACGGCAATACCTTGTTCTACGAATACAGGGGCAAGGGAGAAATGCGCGAGGGAAGCCTTGTCTATCTCGGCGCACAGCAGGGAATGAGCGTCAAATCAGCAGATAACCCCGGTGACAACAAACCAACAGTAGGTCGGACGGAGCCGCCGGATGCAGATAAATCAATTGATATAAATAAACCAAAAACAGGAGGTAATCCCATGAAGGATTTCTTAAAGAAACTCGGAACGAGGATGGTAAAAACTTTATCCGAGGACAATGCAGTTGAGGAGATCATGGCATTCATTGCCGAAAAGGACGCCAAGATCAAGGAACTTGAACCACAGGCAGCGGACGGCGCGGCTTACCGTAAGGGACTTGTCGAAGATGCCGTTAAATTCGGAGTCATGATCGATGAGATCAAATCCGATGCAGAGAGCCAGGAGACAGAGAGGAAGTATTACTCTTCTATGCCTATTGACCGGCTCAAGGTCACAAAAGAGAAATTCGAGCTTCAGGCCCGTAAGATGTTCCCGGCCAATTTCGAGATCCCGGCCAAGGATGAAGCAGACCGGCAGCAGAAAGGGGCCGAGGCGACACAGCAGGGCGGCAAGGAGAGCCCGCTTGTAGCTGACGCAAAGAAAAGGGCTGAAGCCCAGAAAAAATAAATAACTCCCCCTTTCCCCCTCTTAATTTAAGAGGGGGTGGCGAAGCCGGGGGCGTTTTTAAACACTTAAACGGAGGTAAAGAAAATGAAAAATAAACTCAACTCAAGATGGGGCAGGCTGATAATGCTGACCCTGTTTGTTTTTGCCGTAACGGCTTTTATGTACGGACCTAACGCGGCGGTCATGTCAGCGGGGCTTATGCTCTGCCTCGGCACGACATATAGCGAGCCGAACTACATCAGTGATTTTGTCCTGCAGGAAGAGGACAAAGAAGCGTCCCGCGATGCTGTCACCGTCCTTTCCGGGCAGAATCTTGCAATCGGCACTGTACTTGGGAAAATTACAATTGGGGCCGTGTCAGAAACTCATGCCGGCAACACCGGTAATGGCGCAATGACGCTTGACGCAACGACCCCGGCTCTTGCAAACGCACAAGTCGGCGTTTATTCAGCCAAGTGTATAACGGCTGCCTCAAACAGCGGCACGTTTGAAATTTTTGACCCGAAGGGTAACAGCCTCGGCATAGTTGCTGTGGCTGCGACCTTTGCTAATCAGATCAAGTTTGTCATTGCTGATGGTGCAACAGACTTTATTGTCGGTGATACCTTTTTGATCGCAGTGGCTGCGGGCAGCGGCAAGGTCAAGATACTCACCCCGGCAGCCCTTGACGGCACACAATATGCTTACGGCATTATCACCTCGGCAGTAGACGCATCAGGTGCAGACACCAAAGGCGCCGCAATAGTGCGTGACGCAATCGCCAAAGACGCCGGTCTGGTCTGGCCGGGTGGAATTACCGCCGGAGAGAAGGCAACCGCCCTGGCTGAGCTTGAGGCAAAACACATAACCGTCAGAGAGGCGGTCTAACAATTTCAAAAGTCATACAGGAGGTATAAATATATGTTTCCAAATCTTGCTAACAACCCGGCCTTCAACCTCGCGTCCTTAACAGGCGCGATAAACATCCTGCCTAACAAATACGGCAGGCTCAACCAGATGAACCTTTTCCCTGTCAAGGGCGTCAAGACCCGGACGGTCTACGTCGAGGAGAAAAACGGCGTGCTAAATATCCTCCAGACCCAGCCCGTAGGCGCTCCCGGACAGGCAAACAAGAGGGGCAAAAGGAAAGTCCGCTCCTTCGTAGTCCCGCACATCCCGCTTGACGATATCGTGTTGCCGGCAGATGTAGAGGGCGTCCGCGCATTCGGCACGGAAGACCAGTTCCAGCCGATCATAGCGGAAGTTAATGACAGGCTGCAGGGCATGAAAGACAAACATGATATCACGCTCGAACATCTGAGGATGGGTGCGCTGAAAGGGATCATCCTCGATGCAGACGCTACAACGCTGTATAACCTCTATACCGAATTCGGCATAAATCAGAAGACTGTAGATTTCGTCTTCGGCACTGCCACGACAGATATAAGGAAAAAATGCGCTGAAGTTGTCAGACATATTGAAGACAATCTTCTCGGTGAAGTTATGACCGGTGTCAGGGCGCTTGTCAGTCAGGAATTTTTTGACAAGCTCGTAGGTCATGCCAAGGTCCAGGATGCATATAAGTATCATCAGCAGGCATCCGACCGGCTCGGCGGAGATATGAGGAAGAACTTTCAATTCGGCGGGATTACCTTTGAAGAGTACAGAGGGACCGGCACGGATGCGGACGGCAATGCCCGGAGATTCATCACAGCCGAAGACGGCCATGCCTTCCCTGAAGGCACCCTTGATACATTCAAGACCGCTGCGGCCCCGGCTGATTTCAATGAGACAGTCAATACCGTAGGCCTGATTTATTACGCAAAGATGGCCCAGCGCAAAATGGAACGCGGTTACGATCTGCACACTCAGAGCAACCCGCTTCCGCTCTGCCAGAGGCCCGGAGTCCTGGTAAGGATCTTTAGCAGCACATAACCATTTAACCCGTAGGGGCAATTCATGAATTGCCCCTATATTCCCCTCTATCAATAGGGGTCAGGGGTGTGTTCTAAATGCCAAAAGTAATCGCACAGGAAATTATCGATCTTTGTTTTATAAAAGCCATGTTCGGCATCTCGGCAGATAATGACTTCAATACATTTATCACCGGCATTATAGCAGAACAGGCGCTTATCCTTGAGGGCCGGATTGGTTCGGAGAATTATTCTGCAACCACGTCGCCCTTAAAAGACTATGTTAAGTTTGCGGAAAAGAATCTATCTGCAGCAGAAGTGGTCAACAGGCGCATTAATTACATCCTGAGAACTGTAGCGGGCGCCGGGCAGGAGATCGATACATTAAACGAGCGCAAGCAGCGTGAGGCGTATCTGAGCGCTGTAGAGGAGTATATTGGCAGGATCGCAGCCGGCGTAACATCAGACACCGGAAGCGGTTTTGCGTCAGGGACGATAACAACAGACCATTTTACGGTCTCTGCATAAAAGAGAAATATGTTAATAAATGTAACCATAAACGGCGACAAAGTTATCCTGCAGGACCTCGGCCACCTTGCCGATGAATTACCTCACGCTATTGATAGAGGCTTGATCCGTAGCGCAAAAGGTACACACCGAGAAGCGTTTGCATGGTTATCAGGCCCAGGCAGTAAGTCAAGCGTCAAAAAAAGTATAGCCGGATCCCAGGCAGGCAGCTATCCAGTACCAGTCAGAACAGCCCATCTTCGAGGCCGCCTCGACTGGCTTAAGCCTGGAACAACCAAATCCGGAGAAGCCGGAACATTTACAGCAGGGCAGCATGAAGTGGTGATATACGATTCAGCGATTTATGCTCTTCCAATTTTTGAGGGCAAAGGCTCTTCGGCTAAATTCGGTCCTCGGGATGCTCTGAAAGACGGCTTTGAAAAATTCAATACTGGCGGCGGGGTAGTCCGCGCCATAGATGAAGAGATAAAGAAAGAAATCAAAACAAGGAGACTGTCATGATAAATAAAATAGTTCTTTTCGTAGTAATTGTTCTTTTTCCCCTCATTGCTTATAGCGCTGATGTCGCTCCTGATTCCGCTACCGAGCAGGGCGGTATATATGCCTATCACTGGACCATAGCGACGGCCCAAGCCGCGTCAGGAGACTCCAGCCGGGCTACGGGAATAGAGTTCTGCCGCTCGACAAAGACTCTTTATGTCGAAGTGAGCGATACGACAGTTTCCGTTGCTATCAAGCTAAACGGATATCTCGCAAAGACGCTGGCTGCTGATCAATACACTGCCTGCGGAGCGAACTATTGTACCCTCCAGGAAATAAATAACAGCATCAGAAACCTTTTACTGACATCAACCATCCCGGAGGATGAGAGTGTTGTCAGCGCTACTGTGGAGTGTAACTGAGGTGAAAATGAAAATATTTAAACTTTTGTTCTTTTGCACTTTTGTTCTTTTGCTCTTTTGCTCTTTTAGCCAGGCCGAGATTACAAAGGCGACGATCCAGAAGATAGATGGCTCTTCCTTAACTGGCTGTATCACTAATGCTGACCCTGCTCCGAATTATATGGACATAGGTAATCTTATTGAGACCACCAATAATGCCGGAGCTACATGCTCAGCAGCTTACATCTTCAACAATGTCGGGGATGGCAATACTGAGGATAATTTATGCAGTACAGGGGTGAATCTTTCTTACTGTTCAGCTACTAACACGCCCGTAACTGGTTGTGTCGCATCTGCATTTACAGAAAGTCAACAAAGTAATATTGGGTCAACTTATTTTGTAACCTGTGATGGCACAAACGACATGATGGCAATAGCACACGATGCATCTTTGAATTTGCCCGGTGATTACACTATATCGTTATGGTTAAAAGTAGGAACAATGCCTGAAACTACGAAAAATTTAATTTCTAAGGCTACTGCTGGGGATTTTGAATGGAGATTGAAAATTTTAGCTTCTGGTTTATTGTTATGGGAAGTGTTGGATGCCGAAGAAGATGTATCCATAATAATTACAACGACTGCATTAACTGTCGGCACTTCGCATCACGTAATAATAACCCACAGTAATGATGTTGGAGGGATAGGGGCAAGTGACGGTGCAGACTACGATGACGGCACAGAGATATATATCGATGGCACAGTTGAAACCAAATCAGCCAGTGCAACGTCAGGGACTTTCTCCGCTCCGAAGGCTTCAACTGTGGCTGTAGGAATTTGTAATCAAGTAGGGCAAACAAGCTACTCTAATATATCAATCGCAAAACTTATAATTGCTAAAGGAGCAAGGGTGACAGCTACGAGAGCCAATGAAATGTATCTGAAGAGCAGAGGTTTTTTGTGCCAGTAATCTTACTTATATTACTATTGCTGTTTAGTTCACCTGCATACTCAGCATCATATTATGTTGATGCAGATACGGCTAACGGTGGTGACGGTAGCGAGAGCACTCCATGGAATGAGTTGTCTGACATTACTTGTAATGGTGATGAAGTGTATCTGCAAAGAGGTGACTCGTGGGCGGAAACACTTACGCTTACTAATCCATGCACTATTTATGCTTATGGCACAGGGGAAAAACCTATTATCACCGGCGCAGATGCAGTGACAGGAAACTGGACTCAATCTGGAAATGAATATTATGCGACAGTAACAAGCGAGCCTTATGCAGTATACCGGGATGGTGAAAGGCTGGATTGTGTATCTGATTCGGTTAACAACACTGAATGGCATCCCTGTATAACGGCTGTGTGCGGAGCAGATTCAGGCAATGTCTGGTATCTTTATGTTTCGCATCCCGAGACCCCATTTCCTATTTCAGAGGTTTACGATAATAATGGAGCAACATGGAATCTCTTAACAGAGGCAGACTGCACAACACCTGCCAATCTATCAACGGGGCAGTGGTGTTATAAATTACAGGGTGGGGTAATGTATTTATTTGTCCGAGCTATTGCAAGTGAGAATTTATCAACATCGGCAGATGGCTTTGTGTATTTTACAGATAATAGTGCAGGCAGTTTAACATCCGGTGAGTGCTATTATGATAGAACAGCACAAAGACTTTATGTTTATGGCGATACTGCAAATGTAACCTATGCTTCACGAGCTAACAATATTTACGCTGAGAATGTTGATGATATTACAATCAAAAACATCCAGCTTAAATATTCTAAAGAAGCAGCAATAAGATTTCTAAATACAGCAGACCATAATGGATATACAATTCAGGATAATACTTTCAGATATTGTGGAGAGCAATGTATTTTTCTGGATGCTGATGGCACACTATCAGGTGATACAACAATCACCGGCAACGATATTAAATATACTGCTTATAAATGGCATAACATGGATAAAGGTGCTGGCTCATTGGCTACTGATTTTGCGGCGATTCAGTTGGGCAGTATAGGAGAGAGTACAACTGGCAGTACGCAGATATATAACAGTACGATAAAGTGGAATAAGTTAGATGGACAACTGACGGGCTCTCAGGACTCAGGTGCGGGTCGTTCTGGTATAATGCTTGTTAAACCCAATGTCGCACTCGTTGAAGGCAATGAAAGTACAGGATATGACCACTTTTTCAAGCCTTTTGGCTGCCTTAGTACCGAAGACCCTGAAGTAGACCCATCATGCGGATATATTACAGACGTGAGGTATCAGTACAATTTTTCTCACGACCACCTTGACGACCATGTATGGGCGTACAACCTACAAAATACCGACCCTACAGATGCCATATATGCAGGGAATATATTTATAAATAGTCCTGACGATGGTTTTCAAGTAGGTAATGACCAACAAAAAGGGCAGGCAGTAGTTGTGAACAACACAATGATTAACATGAAGGGAAAGGGTGTAAGAATCTGGCAATTGGCAGGGTCAAGTAACATAGTAAAAAATAATGTAGTCATAGACCTGATTACCCCATATATGGCTTATATGATAATGGATCACTCTGATGTGTCTAATACATGGAGTGGTATTAACAATAATGTTTATTATGCTCCCAATTCAGCAGCAGAAATGTTTTACAGTCAGAGCATAGGAGGCGGCACTCCAATGACTTTTGCAACATGGAAAACAAAAACAGGTTCCCCAGACTCAGCAAGTGTATTTGGTATCTTACCTAATTACTCAGCAACCACAGGCAAGCCAAGTGGTATGCAGGCGTTGCAACGCAATGGCGGAGCAAATGTCTGTGCGTACATATCAGAGTTATTGAGCCCTGATGCCGTATGGACAGTTGGTCAAGCTCCGGCGAAAGTAGGAGTTTGCCCCGTTGGCAATTCAACACCGATGGACATAGGAGCGTTTAAAATACGATGAAGACATTGCAGGGAGCAGGTGGTGGTTAAATGTCATTTAACGATACATTAAACAAATTAAAAACTGCCTTACAATCAAACTCCGCCCTTTCTGCGTTCTGTACCGCGAAATGGAGCAAGGCCCTGACGGTAGAAAGAATGTATAAACACCGTGTAGAAATCTCCCTGGATGAGCTGCCCATAATATTAATTACGCGGCCTCACAAGAAATCCGGATCCACAGAGGAAGATCACACGGTAAGGTTGTATTTCGGATTTCAGCAGGAAGACAGGACACTTGCACAGAGTGAGGCAATAGAGTTTGAGGAATTGATTGAGAATGCTGTCATTGCAGACAGAGAGCTGGATAAGACTGCCTTACTCGTAGAGCCTAAGGACACTATTACGGATGAGGGATATCTTCATCCTACATATTTCGGAGTGAAAGATTTGGAAATTGAAGTTGCAATAACATAACGTAGGGGCGATCCGGCGGGTCGTCCTTTTTAAAGGAGGCTGATATGTACAAATTAAAAAGTAATGTACCGGATTTCACAGTTGTGGATGGGATCTTTAAGAACCGGACATACAAAGCAAAAGAGACGTATGCCGAGATCCCGCCTGAGGAGAAAGACAAATTCGAGGAAATAAAAACAGCTATACAAAATGGAAAGAAGGCCGGGCGTGATGATGCGGCCGAGGGAGGCGCCAGATCATGAAAAACTATCTTGCAGACTATGACCTCATTGCCGTGTCCGCCAACCTGAAAGAAACGGCTATCAATACGGAGCAAACGATTGACACCTCTATGCTCGTTAATAAGAGCACGATCATCAGCCTCGACCCGAGGCGCGAAAACAATGCAAACGAATTAACCGGCAAAGAAGAGCCGGATGCGGTATATGATCTGGGCAGCCTGTCGGTTGCTCCGCTGAATTTTGACAAGGCCCAGGCTCAGCACTTTGCCTTTGCTTATGCCTTCGGTCTCGGCCTGAGCACGCCTGCTGCATGGGGCACGGGATACCAGCATGTCATTCTTCCCCTGCCGGGCATGGACCAGCCGAGATTTACGGCGATACAGAGATTTGGCAGCACTATTTTCAAGAGGCGTTTTGCCTCTCTGGTTGTGGACACCATCAAGTCCACATTCGCCAAAGACTCATGGGCCAAGTTGGAGATTGGCGCAAAGGGCACAGGTAAATTTACAGACAACATGGTGGAAGAGACAGTCAACGCCGCATATAACGCGACATCGCTTGCCCTTGCGGCCCTTGCGGTACAGGGCGGAGATGCTGCAACAAGGCTCGACAACGTCCACAGGATCCGCGTGCAGGTGCCGACAACGGGTGAGTGGAAGGAAGTTGTATTCTCGGCCGTATCAGGAGCGACTCCTGCAATCATTACCATAGCAGCTCCCGGAGGCGCTGCGACCCTCTGTGACTATAAAATCACCTATGTCCCGACTGAGGCGGCATGGTGCACATTCCCGGCTCGCGTAAGCGAACCTCCGCTCAGGGTAACGGATCTTGTCGTTAAAATCGGGGGCAAATGGGACGGATCTGATTTTCTTGGGGGCAGGACTCTTTCTTCCGAGATCGAGAGCATTGAGCATAACATCACCAATCAAATGAATATTGAATTCCGAGTTGGCGGTACCGGCAACTATGCCAACTCCATCAGGCGCGACGGCAGGCAGCAGACCCTCGTGCTCAATCAGGAGATGAGGGATTTCGTACTGGAGCAGCATAGGGTCAGCAATGAGACCTTCGGCGTCTCCCTGAAGGCAACCGGCGCGGAGTTTGAGACCGGCAAAAATTACTATGTAGAAATGATCTTCCCGAAATGCGGGGTCCTTAAAAACACCCTGAGCGTTAACGGGAAGGTATTAGCGCAGGCAGGGGATCTTACTGTACTTGAAGACGACACATACGGATCCATCCGGGTCAAAGTCGGAAACAAGGTGGCGGCATATGCAGGATAAAAAAATATACACCTACGAAATCGGCGGAACCAAATACCAGCAAAAGAAGCTGGTCCTCGGCCAGATCCGGCAGATGGCGGATCTCTGTGTGGGCCTTAACCTGCCCACTGACAGCGATATAACATCATGGATACTGGCCCTTAAAGACAAGCTCCCGGCGGCGCTGACGATCGTGCTCACCCCTGAAGGGATATTAATCAAAGACAAGGACCTTGCATCGCTTTCAAAGGAGATAGAATTTTCCATCGAGCCGGAGCAGGTCATTGAGGTGGTGAAGGATTTTTTCGACTGCAACCAGGCAGCTTCTCTCTTGAACGAGATCACGGCGGCGATAAAGCAGATCACAGAGAGGATCAACCTGGGGACACCAACTGGATCGACGAGCTCGTCTGTATCCTCTGCGGAGGAGACATCACTAAAAGAGAAAGTATTCTCTGGGGATACTGCTTAGATGAGTGCCGCCCGTTCATTAAATACCATGAGCGGCAGATCATATTCCGTGAGGCCGTGATCGCCTTCCTTGGCGGTCCCGGAATGAGTGATGATGGAAAGTGCAGCGCAAAACAAAAAGCAAGATGTAAGTTTGAATTCGGAGAGTTCTTTGAGTGGGCTTGCGGGGAATGTGAGAAAAAATAAAATGGATTATGGGGTATGGATTAAGGGATATGTAGGGGCGATCCGGCGGATCGCCCGGAAAGGATTAAGCAATGGCGAATAAAGTTGAAATAATCATATCTGCATTAGATGAGACGAAAGCGGCGTTTGGCCAGCTCACCGGCTCCTTGAAAAAAATGGAGTCAGACAACCAGTCTATTGTTTCGAGTATCAGAAGCAACTGGCTTGGATTGACAGCCGCGGTCTATGGAGCTTATGCAACACTTAATAAGGCTTTAGATTTTATGGAGCTCGGGGCAAAGGCCCAGCAGGCTGAGGAATCATTTCAAAGGGTAACTGAGGCTTATCGTATTGATATGGAAAAGTTCCTGCAGGATATGAAACGCGCTGCGAATGGCACTATTGATGAATCTGATATTATGCAGGAAGCCATTGCGGGATTTACGCAAAATCTTAAACCTGATGAGATAGTGCGATTAATGGAAGTGGCACGTATTGAAGCAAGAAGAACTGGAGATGATGTTGGTCAAGTTTTTGCAGCACTTCTACAGGCAGTGGAAAATAACATGCCAAGAGGCTTGAGGCGATTCGGCCTTGTTACAAAAGAGGAAATGGGTAATTTTGAAAAGGCCGTCGCTGGTGGACATACTGAGGTTAATTTATTAGATATAATCCTCGCACGTGGCACTCTTCATATGGCGGCATTTGGGGCTTATACTGAGGACAATAAAGAAAAAATACAGAGATTGAAGGTTGCAGTTCAAGAATTAAAGGAGGAAATCGGGAAGTTTTTTACCCGGTTATTTGATGAATATGAGAGGTGGCAGAAGGTAGGAGTTACAGGGCTTTTTGTAGCAACAAATAAAGAGAATCAAATCGCAAATGTAGAGAAGCAAATTGATCATTACTACGATATGTTGAAAGAGGCTTCTACTAAAAGTTATCCGTGGTGGAAAAAGTTGTTTGGCGCTGATTTATCTGAAGCAGAAATTCAAGGGCACCTCACAAGTCTTTTTGCCCATAGAGATCATCTGATTAAAACACTTAATGAAAAAATAGGTTCAAAAGCAAATACTACAGGGGGGAATACAACAGGGACGGACACAAAAAGTCTCGATAAAGCAAAAAACGACCTTAATTATATTGATGAGCTACTTAGAAAATTAAGCCAGGGGGATAAAAAAGCCGGCGTTGCAGTGAAAGCCGAGATGTATGGCCCGCCGAAGGAAGATTTCCTGGCATTCCAAACAGCAGAAGAAAAAAAACGCGAGGCTTCCTTTGAGACCTGGTATGCCAATGATCAGCAACGGGAGAAAAATATCAAAGATGCGCAGGATCTCGCTGCTAAGGAAAAGGCTATAACGGAGGAAGATAAGGCGAACAAAATCAACGCCCTTGAGACCATAAAAAACTTCTCTACAGAATATCACCTCTTCCGCAGTCAGCAGCTTGATGAATTATCACAGAAAATGAGAGATGCCGGTCTTGATGAAACAGATATCAGCAGATGGGTGGCTGAGGAGAATAAAAACGCCGCCCGTGAATCATACGAATTCCAGCTTCAACATGCGGATAATTTCAAAGATGCCTTGATTGCAAAATTCAACCTTATGGCGATAGACGCTAAATCAGCATATCAGTCTCTTGCTGATGAACTTGCAGGGGTTTTCGATAAAATGAAAGGCCATTTGGAAGGCTTTTTCGACTATGCCTCCGATAAGTTCATGGACTTCGGAGATCTCGCTCAATCAATATTGCACGACATCTATATGGCGATGGTCAGGGCGCAGATCATAGAGCCGATTGTAAAAGGGGTTTCAGGTTATTTTACCCCAAGCACCCCGAACGCCTCGCTCACCGTTGCCACCCCGCGCCATCAGGGCGGGATCATCCCTCGATTCCACGGTGGCGGTTTAAACAGCGATGAACGGCTGGCAATCAATAAGGTCGGTGAACGGTATATCACAAAAGAGCAAAATGAATGGCTTTCAGGCATGGCAAATAAAATGAATAATAATTCGGCCCCTCAAAAAATCACCGTAAAAATGGAGAACCAGTCAGGTGTCCCGCTTGAAGGTGAGCAGACAGGGTCCTCGTTTGATATCGATGAGCATATAGTCAATGTCGTGATTAAAAAAATGCGCAGCTCTCCGTCATACAGAAACGCGATCGGCGCAGGGGGATTAATGTAGGGGCGATCCGGCGGGTCGCACTTTTTAAAAGGAGATAAACAATGTTTAAAAAATCTGTCCTTCTGATTCTTATTTTCGTAGTCTTTATATTTCTTTTTGTCCCTGCAGGCACAGCTATTGTTAACGAGAAATACACCGACTATCATTATTGGTACATTCCGGCATACGGGGAGCCGCAAAGCTCCTGGTACAACCGGGTTAAAGCCGATACGATCGAGATGGACGCGATGTTATTCTGGCTGGTTGATACTGGCAGAGTCAAAGACGACACTTGTTTGAAGATAGGGGAAGACGTCCCTGATTACTGCATCAAGTATAATTCATCAACCGGGGACATGGAGATTAACAGCAATTCTACGTCAAACACTAAATTGAAACTTTATAATGCCGGATCAGGGGTATTTGACATCGAAGTAGAAGGGACGTTTTACGTAGGCACGTTAAATGTCGGCGTGTTTGCCTGTACAAACTGCCTCGGGCTGGACCAGATACAGGACATATATTACACAAAAAGCGCTGATGAGAATGTCGGGATTGTCAGGGTATCAGACGGCACAGATGATGCGCTTGATACAGGCAATGAGGTCTGTACCCACTTCGGCGGCGAGACGTGTATGGACGTTTACCATTTTGCTTCCGGGTTATATGACACGACTGAGGACTGTACAACGGTAGATCCGAATTCCGGAGGTAAATTTTATGTGGAATGCAGATGAGGCATAACAATAATGCGTGGAAACAGAAAAAGGTCTGAGATAGTAGTTTTTGAGGTAGACACTTTAGAGAAGGCCCTCGTAGTTATAGAGGCCATGTGGCAGCATGCAGTTAAAGACAAACTGAAAATATTGTTTCAGGCATATCCTGAGTTAAAGAAAATGACACAGCAGGAGCTTGCATTCCTGCTCGGAGTGGCAAGGGAATCTGTTACAAGAAGTTTGAAATATGTAAGATGAAAAAAATTATCCAGACAATCCTAATTGTAATTATATCCCTTATTTTTTCATCAGCATATGCCGTTAATACCACGCTGACATGGACCCCGCCGACCATTCGAACAGACGGTTCTCCGCTTACTAACCTTGCCGGATATAAATTATACTGGGGCACGGCCAGCAGGAGTTACAACTCACCTATACAATTAAAGCATAAGACCGGGTTCGGTAATTCAGCCTTTTTTGTTGATTCAGCGGGAAGGGACTTAAGCAGTTTAGGGATAAAAGTAGGGCAGACATTAAACAATACAACCGATGGCAGTGGAAGTACGATTACCGCCATAGGCAATCAGGACGCTACTAATGACAAGCTGACCGTAACACTGGCAGGCGGAACTGACAATGATTTTGATACCGGCGATATAGTGACTGTAATTTTAGGTTTTCTCGATGTCGGTAATGTCACTACAAAAACGCTGGATCTTCCACAGGGGATATGGTATCTTGCCGCCATTGCATACGACAGTGAAAATGCAGTTTCTGCTTACTCTAATGAAAGAAATCGCGATCTGCGCCTGACTCCAATTAATATTGTGGTAACCCCGATATCTCTGACTCAGATTAATCTGGCATGGAACAAAGGACTGCAAGCCGCAAGCTATAATATCTATAAATCAACTGACAACATCACATATGCGCTATATTCCAGCCCGACAACTAACAGTGAATCTGTAACTGCCCTGGCCTCAGACACTTTATATTATTTTAAATTGTCAGGTGTGGATTCACTTGGGATAGAGTCTCTTTTGTCAGCTCCAATATCTAAACGCTCCCTCGCCGACGTAATCTGCAAAGCTCCAGTATCAATCACGGCAGATGGCACAGTAAGCGGTTCTGAATGGACGGGGGCAGGAGAGGTAGGGAATATCACTGGCAACCCGACTTTAAAAGCCGAGTGGGACTCAACAAAGATATGTTTCTGGTTGTATTCAGATGATACAAATCTAACGAATTGTTCTACCCCTTATGATTGTGATGATATACAGCTTGCACTTGATATGAATAACGATTGTGAATCCTGTGCAGGGTCTTCTGCAAGGGCTACTTCTTATCTGTTCCCAGATGATTTCAGATTTATAGTTAACATTGAACTTGATGAGCTATCAAGAACTGGAGTAGTTGGTAGTCCAACATCTCCAAATAATAATTGGGGGGATAAGTTTACAACAGGTATTGGCTGGCCGGGAACACATACCTTAGACGGCGTGGCAGATGATAACGGATACAACTTAGAGGCTTGTATAACTTGGGCAACTATCGGAGTAACTACCCCAATAGATAATACAATAATAGGGCTTGCTTATAAATATGATGATAAAGACGGAGCTTCATTGACCACACAAATTTACGATAGTCAGGCTGGGACATATACTCATAATAATGCGTCAAATTGGAAGCACAATATTATGTTGTCAGGTGGAATATGCAACAATGCTTCTGCTCCGGCAATTATCTTGATTAAACAACCTGATGGAGTTGATGATGATGTCGACATAGGAACATCCTTCAACATTGGGTATACGCTTCGGGATGACGACACAAACAGTCCGAACGTGAATATCGATTTCTATCGCAACATAATTAATTCCATGACAGGGGCAACGGCCATAACTGGTTGTCAAAATCAGATCGAAGGCGACGATTTAACCTGTCCGTGGGATACCACAGGCATGGCTCCAGGGAAGTATTACATTTGCGGGGAAGCAAATGACGGGACGACCACAGTGCAATCATGTTCGCAAGGCACTATCACAATAACCGCACCGGATGTCCCGGGTCCGGTTTTATCTTTAATGAAATTATCTCCTTTTAGTTTTGTGCCTGAAGGCTATAAATTTAAATTCAAATACAGTCTATTTGATGCAGTCAATACGGCGATTCTTAATCTTTATTGTGACACTGACGATCAGGGATATGATGGGACAATCCTTGGCACCTGCGTAAATCTTACCGAAGGCAACGAGCGGATATGCTCAATAGACACAGCAGGGTTATCCGGGGAATGTTATTTATACGGCAAAACCTCAGGCGGCTCTGTAGATGAAAAATTCTATTTACCCGAAAAGCTCAAAATCGTTGAGTGCACTGCAGGCTCCGGCAACGCATGTGCCGGCACGTTGGCGATAGAGAATAAAGCCCCGGTTATTGAAATAATACAACCGGACGGGGTTGATGATTCTGTCGAGATAGGGACTCCTTTTAATATAATCCGGACTTTAACCGATGATGATCCTGACAATATGGCTACGGTCTCTTTTTATTCTTCCAAGATCACTGAAGTATGTGAAGGCGAAGGGGATGAAGAATATTGTTATGACACGTATGGAGATCATATAGCCATTGCAGATTGTGCAAACCTTCCTGAAGGCGAGAACGTTGCTTGTGAGTGGGATACCACAGGCATGGAAGCCGGTGAGTATTACATCCATGGAGAGGCAACTGACGGAGAAAAAACCGGTACAGCAATGTCTCCGGGGATTATCACCCTTACGACGACACCATGAGGAGATTTTAAATGTTTTGGGGTTGGGATGTTTTAAATGACGGAAGCGTGGTTATTGACGATGTTGCATATGCATTTATCCCGAACCCTAAGATCGGGGATTACAAGCCCGTCAGACTTACTCCAAAAGTGACGTTTATCTCCGATGCGGGATACCGGCAGCAGAGAGAGGCCGCCCCTTATTCCAGAATGCGCATACCACTTGAATGGACCAGGCTGACCGATGCTGAGCGCAATATGCTGATGGCCTGGATTGAATATATCAAGTCTGAGACCTTCCTCTTTGTCCTGCCGCTCACCCTCAGGCCGAGACCGAGCGGGGAGATAATCCCTGAATTTATACTGGCCCGCATTATCGACGAAGAGATACCGGATGAGCCTTCAACATCGTCAGGGCTCTGGCATGTAAAGATCACGCTGGAGCAGGTATGAGTAGAAACATCCCCGGCAATGATCACAGGAACTTCAATAATCCTCCTATGTGGGCCGCGCTGTTTGATATCGCGCTGCCCACGGAAACATTCCACTATACGGTAGTCAATGATGTGATCACGGTGGACGGGATAAGGTATACCCCTTTTCCGATGTACCTTGAGGAGATCACCGAGGACGGTAAAGGGGAAGTCGCCAACATCAAGCTGATAGTCTCAAACATCGGCGGGGTGCTGTCTGACCAGATCAAGAGAAGCAATCAGGTTGAAGGCAGCCAGATCACGTTTAAAATTTATTCCTATGCTCAGGAAGCTATTATCTACGAAGAATCGCTCGAGATAATAAAGGTCGGGCCGATAAGCAGGGAGAATATCAGCTTTGAACTGGGGACGTTTAACCCTTATTTGGTGCGTCTTCTGCAGGAGAAGTTCCTGCGGGATTTCTGCTGGAACCGGTATAAAGCAAAGGGCTGCTGGATCTTGAAAAGTGACGGCACATATATGCAGCCGGCAGGGTTTACCACGGGATCTCCGGACACATGCATCAGGAGATATTCCGATTGCGTGAGGCATCTGAATATTAACCGGTTCAACAGCTTTCCCGGCATCCCGGGCGGAGGCGGATTTGTCTAAAATTATCGCAGCATCAGATAGAGACTGGCAGAAGCTGATAGGCATCCAGTTTGCCACCGGCGGGATGAATCCTAAAACCGGACTGAACTGTTACGGCCTGGTGCGAGAGCTTTATAAGAAGTTGGAAATCGAACTTCCCGCACGGGAAGAGACTGTCCTGACTGAGGATATGATAGCCCGTGAGGGGAAAAACTGGATCCGGATTGATGCCCCGGAGCCGTATTGTGTTGCCCTCATTAAGTCCGACATTCCCGCGCAGGCGGGAATCCAGACCTTTCATTTCGGGATTATTACTCCGGAGCTTGAGCTGCTGCATGTGCTGCCGAAATCAGGGGTTGTGGTGTCACGGCTAAGTAAATATCGGCCGCGCATTGTCGGCTATTTCAGATATAAAAAGGACGGAGGGGAATGCCTGCCTGAAGGCGAGGGTGACTGGGGTAAGGCCATCGGTAGCATACTGATACTTATCGCGTCAATTTACGTTCCAGGCCTGCTCGGCCTTACATACGGAACGACGGCATATGCGATAGCTTCGGCGGTAATTATGATTGGCGGGAGCATGGTAGTCAATGCGATGTTTCCGATGAAAACGGAGATGCCGCAATTATCCGGATGGGGATCATCGAGCGACCTGCAGGATTCCCGGACATATACATGGGACGGCGTGGTCAATGATCACCGGCAGGGCCTTGTGAAGCCGATGCTGTTCGGGGAGATGATAGTCGGTGGACAAATTATATCAGAAAAGACCTGGTATGATTTTTACGGTAACGACGAATTTTTGGACATGCTTTTCTGCCCGTGTGTCGGGCCTATAACACGGTTTACCAATTCAAAGATCAATGATACATCTACGGCATATTACTCAGGTGTCGCAATCAACTACCGTCCCGGAGATGATGAGCAGGGAATTATCAGCCAGTTCGATGTTATTCACGCTCAATATATGTCCGGAGTATTAATGCCTCATGACAGCAGCGAAACTGCCCCTTCTAACGTTTTGGCGTTTTCTTCCAAGTCGAAAATTACGGGTTGCCGCATTGTGGCAAAGGCACCGGGTGGCATCTATGAGATGGTTGACAATAATGTGGTAGCCAGGACGGTGACCTGCTTTATGCAATATAAAAAACATGCAGAAAGTACCTGGCTGACATTCCCCATAGGGGATGCGACGCTTGGGTCGGAGATACCGATGATCGTAAGGGCAGACGGCACATTTGCCAATATCTCCGGCAATATATACAGTCTTACTGATGGAGGGGTAAGGCCTGCAGGGTTCAGCAATAGAATGAGCGCCGGGGCGGACTTTGAAATCAAGAACGATGGTGTAATTTATTACTGTACACAGAACGGCACGCTCAGCACTACGGTTATACGTTTCAATGCATTCACTGATGCGGCGAGGACTGTGCAGTTTACAGGGGCGTTTACCAACGGGCCTTATTACCTGTTTAACGGGGACTTAATCCCGACTTCTTTAATTACCAGCGGGATCGGGATTGAATTTGAAACAGAGATAGACGTGTCGGCGATTTATTTCGACCTTACGGTCTATCCGACAATTCTAAATTCCGGCGACCCCGGATACTCACTGGTAACATGGGGGAAATTTAAAGTGTCTATCAGAAAAGTTGGTGATACTGATTGGACACTTTTAAAAGAATATCAGACGGGATGCTGCACTACAGAATGTCAACAGGCCGCGACATGGCATGTGAATATACAAGGTCTCACATTTGACAAGCACCAAGTGAAAATCACCTGGCATAATTTTTGCTGTACTAACCCTAATGGCGACTTCAATGTAAATTTTATGGCGCTAAATAATCTGAAATTAGGGGGCGCTGCACGGGAAAGCTTTTTTACACTTACAGGGTTAGGATCTGAAAGCGTGACCCGGACGTTAGAATATGAGGGACTGGAAGAGGATTACTATGATTTTAAGATCTGGCGGACCACGTTTGATCAAACCTCAGTATATTGGCAGGACGATGTATATCTCGCATCATATAGCGAAATAATCAATGCTCCCTGCGCTTATCCAAACCATGCGTTAATGGGAGTCCAGGCCATAGCTACAAACCGCTTAAGCGGGTCCCGTCCGAAGGTAACTGCTACAGGCATTGGGTCGCCGCTCAGCGTCCCTGCAGCGGCCGCTCAATATAATACGGAGATAGTGTCTGACGAAGGGATAATAGAGACCGGCAATGTCAATCAGATAATTGTTGACGGGATGAGAAAGATAGTCATTGATGTTGCACTGCCCGCGCCGGCCGGTGATGGTTCGGACAAGTATTTCTGGCTGGTCTTTATGGACACTGCCGGATATGCTCAGGAAGACAGGCTGCTGACAAAGATGTTTAAGCGTGTGCACACGTGGGAGCTGATCAATGGCGGGACTCAGACACGGCTGTATATACAGTCGACAGAATCATTCACAAGCGGCAATGTCATGCTCTTTCATGAGGACGATGCACCAATTAAAAATACAGCCTGGGCAGTAGCAAAGGCATTGATACAGGGATCTCAGGGACGCATTCCTGCCGCAAAAATAGACTGGGAATCGTTTGCCTCATGGAATATCAGGAATGAAGGCCTTGTCTGGAATGCGGAGAAAGGGGAATACGAAAAGCGCAATCAGTGTGATGCACTGATTGATTTTCAGGGCGACCTATGGGGTACGGCGCTCAGATTAGCTGCAACGGCACAGGGGATGATCATAGCTGCCGGTGGTAAATATAAAGTTATGATTGATAAGGCAGACACGCCCCGACAGGTCTTTTCAGAGGGGAATACAAAAAACGTACAGGTACATCCTATCCCGCGCATTGAACGGGCCAATATACTGGTCACTGACTTCCTCGACCAATATGATCTGCATAAGCAAAAAACCATCTCAGAAGACGACGTCCTCGGCAATGAGCAGCCCATAGTTAAGACCCTGCCTTCTCAGGTAGGCGTAACGCGGGAATCGCAGGTGAGACGGAATTTAAAACAAATGCTCAAACATAACAGGTTTGTGGACGATATGATCGTATTTGAGGCTGATACCGACGCTATAGAGTGCGAAGTCGGAGAGGTGTTTGTATTTCAGTCTCAGGCGCACGATTTTGCCTGTGGCGGCCGGATCGTCGGGGTCAAAGGGCAGAATGTTGTCCTTGACAGGGAGATAAACCCAGAGACCGGCCAGACCTATAAATTATACATATGGCTTAAGGACGGGACCGTAATATCATGGCAGGGGACGTTATCGGGCGTCGACTTGACAGAGGTCCCGCAGCCGGAGGGATTCCCTCAAATCGGTATTGATCCATATGAGCTGCCGTATGTGCTGTCAAAGGTAGTAGATGAGAAGACAAAATACCGGGCCTTGAATATCAAGCTCAATACCCGGACCATACAGTCAACCATCACCGGCCTTGAATACCGGGATGAAGTATATACAGATGATTAAATCGTAGGGGCGATCCCGGCGGGTCGCCATTAAACAAGGAGGCAGTTATGAGTTCAAAAGTATTCCCGCAAGCTTTATTCCAGGCATATGATCAGAGATATAGAAAAATCAGTGAAAATTACGCACTGGATTATGAACCGAAGACGTTCACCGGCGACGCATTGCAGGCGGCTATTGATGCAATAGGATCTGATTGGCGGAGTCTATGTATTGAGCCTGGGATATGGAATATAACGGATGATTTGGTAGTCCCGGTTAATATCTGTTTATGGATAATGCCCGGAGCGGTTTTTTATGTGAATACAGGGATCAGCCTTACTATAAATAATATGCAGTTAATGGGGCTTTATCAAATATTTGATGGTCCTGGGACGGTCTTATTTGGCGGCATGGTAAGAAAAGCATATCCCGAAATGTGGGAAGAAAATACAACTCCCGGAACTACGGATATGTATAGTGCGATTGCAGCAGCCATAGTTTCATTGCCTCAAGGTGGAACGCTAAAGTTAGGAGCGAGTATTTATGGTACTACTTCAATGGTGGTCGTTGGTGCGGGGCATTCAATTAAAATTGAAGGTCCTCATCGTCAGGTTGATGGAAACCATATCACAACTTCTATCAAATACATAGGGGCGATAGATAGCGATGTCACTCCGGCAATCGCAGTTCTTCAGGTTCTTAGTGTTGGAGGGGTGACATTGAAAAACATTACCTTAGATGCTAATGAGCTGGCTGGATTTGGGTTTTGGCTTAATGCAGCTACAGCGGGAATCTCAAACTTTTATGGTGAAGGCGGGTATACAACAAAATTTAGAAAGCAGGGATTAAGAATTACAAATGCAAATGGATTACAAACTGATAATAGTAAGCTTAAGGATTGGGGATTTTATCCTATAGGAGTACAACCAGATTATAATGTATATTCAAGTAGCTCAAATGCCTCTTCATGGATATTTGAGAAGGTTAGATTCTTAGCTAATGATGCATATAAGCCAAAAAATCATATCTACTCGACTGTTGGTTTCGGTTTTGAAACTATAGACTGTTTATCATCTCACGTTATGTCAGGTGCAGAGGCCTTTGCACTTTCAGAACCAACATCAGGATATACAATTCACAATAATTCAATGATGAGAATTGATAGATTTTGGAGTGAGGATTCTAATGCAGGGTTTTTATATTTTGGGAGCTCTGCTGGGGTTTCAACAGTAACTATTAGAGATTCGCTAATCCCACAGGGGACAACTTATGGAGGGACTTTGCCTCCCCATGCAATATACTTTAATACGCCAAATTTAAATTTAAACATAGATGGCGGCACTATTAGGTCCAATATCCTTCTTGGCCCAAATGTTAATAATGAACAGTTAAGTTTATCTGGCAATCTTATTGTATCTAATACTGATGGAAATCAAATCGAACGCTATCTTTCAGGGACACACAAGGTGGCTGCGGGGGCAAATAATAACACATTGTATGTGATAGATGAAGATGACAGGGATTTAGTTGAAAATGGGGCTGCCATCGGACAGACTATATACAATATTACCGATGATGCTTTTGGAGTAATAACGGCGATTGGAAATGATGGAGGTTTTACAAACAATAAGTTGACCGTCGTTCTTACTCAAGGCACTGAAAATCTTTGGGATGAGGGAGATGAGTTCAGGATTTACCTTGGACTCTATGATAGTGACAGAAATGTAGGAATTGCGAGATGGGGGCATAATCAGGAGCCCCTCGCAACATATTATGTCGGTTCTGATGCAAATCAGTGGATATTATCAGCGTTAGCGAAAATACACAGGATAATCCTGGGAGCGTCCATAACTGGAACAAATAGGCTGAGAGTCCCAAGTAAATTGGGGGATGGAGATGTCTTTACAGTAATACTTATCCAGGATGGAACGGGCAGTAGAACCGTCTTATGGGAGTCAGACTATAAGTTTACCGGGGGCGCTGCTCCTGTATTAACCACCACAGCGCATGCTATAGATATTATTCAATTCAAATATGTTAATTTCTTCGGATTGGTTGAAGTCAATAGGGCGTTAGATGTGAAGTGATAAAAGCTTAAAATCAGCGGACAGTAATTCAGGGAGTTGGCGGCTTTACATAATCAGCGGCAACCCAGCCGGCTTCATCTTTAAATTTCCCAGTTAGAATCCTTATCTTTCTAACAAACGTCTCCTGATCTATCACCTTCACTTTTGTATTTTTTTCAACAGAAAATAGTCTACCCTGTAAGATTAATTGAGTGATTCCTGTATTATCTTTGGCAAGACGCGCCTTTGAAAAAGCATTATAAGATGCTTGATCTATTGCTACGGGAGTAACTTCCCCGCCACTATCTAAAATACCTTCGTTGCCGATAGATACCGAAACATGTCTATTTCCAATTCCAAAAAATAAAATAAATATCCCCACAGAGAGAATCAATCCAATAAATATTTTTTTTCTCATATCCCCCGGAGCCTTATTTATCATTTACCAATCTTATGCCGAGTCTTTCGGCCCGCAGTAATGCTTTCGTGTTTTAATTTTTTTACTTCCTGTATCCGGAACCTTAGATATGCAATTCCATCCTCTTTAACACCGAGTTGTTCAGCCTCTAATAAAAGATGGTGAATTTCATCTTCATCCCGGGGCGCATATTTTATATCACCATATCTTAACCAAGCCGGATGGACTTTGAAATATTCTGCGAGCTGATTTAAATAGAAGTCACGTGGGGATTTTGCTTTATTACGTAACCAACTATTAACAGTTGATATCGGGGCATCCAGGTCTTTAGCAAGACGATACTGACTGATCTTGTTTTTCTTCATCAAATCTGTAAGACGTAACAAGAATCCTCCCAGCATTCATAAATATTAGAGATAGAGGGAAACAATTAACAAGATTATGAAAGAATCGTAAATAACACTACGAAAAAAGCGGAATATAGCCTAAAAAAGGCAAATATACTGCTTTTTTCGGATTTGCTAATACGCTTTCTTCGTAGTAATATTTTCACATGGACTCTGTAATAAGACAAAAAACCACCAAGCAGCCAACTTCATTTAAACATCGCACTTCATTTACCGGCGTTTCTCGCCCTGGGAGAAGCGAACAGAGTCCATCTACCAGCTTCAAACAGGCAGAGCCGCCGGGATTAAATTTAAACAGGCATAAGAGACAAGTCACGACTATTAATCTCAACCATGTCCCCTCATATTTGACTTTAAAAGAGTGTCCGCTGTCTTTTATGCCTGTCTTTCCCCGGATAGGGAGCTCTGAGCTACTCCAGGTGGAGATCAGCCGTGAACCCATTCGGTTTCTTTCTTTTATTATCTTTTTTATTTATCAACGTATTCAAGAGTTAATATTTTTTTGCCTCGAGGCTGGTTGCGTATCCCAACGTAATGCTGCGTTTTGCAGCGTAATTTAGGAGGTTTTTAATATGAAGACATTGAATTACTTACAGGAAGGCATTCTCAAAGACGATAAAAACATCGTTTCCAGTTACATCGAGGAGCTGGATTTAAAGACCGGTAATGAGGAGATGCTCAAGGCCGGAGAAAAGTTCGGCTTCAAGACTGTCGAGGCATACGGAAAAATCTATGCCTGGTCCGCAGAAATTGCGAGGGTGCATGGGTATGCTCGGCCTGATTATCTATCAAGGTTGCTCGATAGATGGGAAATTCAGGCCCCATCTATAGGCTGGTTCCGTCAGAGCGGAGGAACCAGAATACGTGAAGCGCTCGGAATTAACGAAAAAGATTCCAGGGCGATCCTTATTGATTGGACTGGCTTCCTTATTATCGGAGTCAAAGGCGAAGGCGATAACGCCGATGATGTCCTTGCTTATCTCCTTCAAAGGGAGCGCGAATCCCGTATAAACACCGCTTCTGTTGACCAGTACAAATCCGAGAAGCTCCGGATGGACCGGCAGGAGCATGATCTTAAGATAATAGAGAAGCGGCTTTCTATCCTTGAACGTAAGATTTCCATCCTTAAAAAGAACAACCAGTCAATTCCTGAATCATTAACGATTGAATATAAGATGCTTCTCGGTGTTGGTTATCCCGTAGATGCGCAGGGGCAAATGTTTACAGGACAGGGTGATAAGTGATTCAGCTGACTCTTAAAGAGGTCGAGATTGCCGAATTGCAGACAAGGGTCAAGACCGTTACGGAGGCTTTTGAGCGTACCTGTAGAGAGATCGCACGTGCCACAAACAGACATGACCTTTCCGCTGCAGTGGATAAATCTTATTCCTATGTCTCTGACATCCTGAACACCAATCAGGACGGCAAGCCCTTTACCCTTTATCTTCTGATAGCTACCTGTCTGCTCAATAAGGACCTTTTTAGGGATTCAATCCTGAAATTTTTAAATGAGCTTGCCGATTGTTATCCCCCGAAGAAAATCAGACCGATGACCGCTGAAGATGAGCTTCGTCTCTTAAAGAGAAAAATCAAAGAACACGGCCTTGAGCCGATCTTTGAAAATTTGGAGCAAAAATAATGGGCGCTTATTTCCCTGGGCAGGAAGAAGGAATTAGGCACATAAGGGGTTTGCATCCTGCCGGTAAAGAGGTATTGATGCATCATTTGAGAAACAGCCTTTGCGGTGCCCTCGGGTTTATTGCAACCGGGGATCCCGACAGGGCTAAAGAATGTCTCGACCATATGGTCGAAGATCTGGAGGAATGGGGATTATGAGAAAACTGCTTAATTTTTTGATTCTTACTTTGCTCGGAAATTTAATATTGATCATTTTCATCCTGTCTTACGACGGAGTTATAAAGTGGTAAAAAGGGGTGCGCGGCACATCCTGAAAAAGTCCCTCCGGCATGAGAATGCTTGAAATGCATTTTAAAGGACATGCCGCTATAAAAAAGGAGGAGTTATGATCTGGTTTGTTTTTGGATTAATAATAGGAAATATTTTAGGAATGTTAATTATGGCAATTTTTGCAGCAAAAAATAGAGGCGAAATTGATGGCTAATCAATGCTTCCTGCCTCAAAACGTTATCGGCTATCACTATATCGTTTTTCTGCCTTTTAACTTGATCTGGACTACAGATGTACAGGGGGTGAATTGATGAGTAAACACTTCAATATGGGTAACGTCTGGGGCCGTCCAATCGGCGAGATGAAGCGGGAGAAATCAGAGGGAGGGAAAGAATATCTCATTATCCAGATTGAATGTCCGAATGAGCTTTATGGCAACGTCCGTGCATACGGCAGACTCTGGGGCACGGCAAAGATAGACGCCTTTCTCGATTTCTTCAAAAAGAACCCCGGCTCCTCTTACCGCTTCAGAGGAATGTTCTCGCAATACGACAAAGAGGAAGGCACGCGCTATAGCAACTTCACGTTCTACGCCTGGGAAGCAATCAGCGGCAAGGAATTCCGCGCCTCTTTTGTTCTCACCGGTGAAGTGACGGCCGTCAAAACTCTCGATATCGAGAATGAAGGGGAAATATATCTCCATCTTTTCAGGGAAGGGCAGGGTGATTACAGAGACATCGAGGAAGACTTTGAGATCTACACCCTCAATGCTCAGGACATCGCAGGTCTGCATGAGGGCGATACCATTGAGGTAAGCGGCCTCCTTCGCGCCAAAGAGCCGGAAGACTACTTCGGCAAGCCCAACGGCTCTATAAAGCCTTATGTTATGGGCGAGATAAAAATTAAAAAAATGCAGGACATCCCTGCGGAACAAACGACCAACAAACCGTTTTAAGGAGAAAAGATGAAAAGATTATTCATTTGTACATTAATGCTTTTGATGTTCGTGGGTGTATCCTCAGCATACAGTAAAACATTGACATGGATACCACCGACAGCAAGGGAAGATGGTTCAGCGCTCGCAGCAGCCGATATTGGCGGGTATAAGGTCTATTGTGAGGACAAGGCAGGAGTAGCTGTAATGCTGGCCGATGTAGGGAACGTTTTAAAATACGATATATCTCAGGCTTGCAGTAAGGTCTATGCTACAGCATATGACAAAGCCGGCTTTGAGTCGAAGGCATCAAATAAACTACCGGCTATGCCGCCTGCAGCGCCACAATGTTCCTGGTAAAAAAATGAAATTCAACTGGCATAGGGAATATTTCGGCAGGGTATTAAAGAGAATAGGCGAATATTCTCTCATTTATATGGAGAATGGTTTTAATCTTAATGGCTGGTATGATTTTTTTGAGACAGCGCACCCGGAAGCATTTGCAAAATACAAAACTATTTATAAAGAACTGAATGCCCTCTTTGGGAAAACCGACAGCGAGAGCATGGAAAGATTCAAGGACGTCTGTAAGGCGTTTGAGCAGGCTTATCAGTGGGCGCTCGATAAGTATGTCGGATTTTTGAAAGAGAAAGAATTGAAAGGAACGCAGACGACCTTGATATGATGAGGTTGAATCAATATAAAATTATAGAGACTTTACTGATCGCTCTTATATATGCCATCGGATGCATTCCAATGGATATGAGATTTGAGTTTTTCATGGAACAACAAAAAACCCTTAAGCTGATCGAGGATCTTGCCGGAGTCAGGATCTCCGGTAAGAAAGAGAATCCGGACCAGATGAGGTTGTTTTGAAAAAAATAAACAAACTAAAAAAACTCTTGACAGCAATATCGGAGTCGTGCTATCTTTTAATCACTATAACTTTGAGGGCCTTCTCCGGCCTCCGCAGAGATGCGGTAAGGAGGTTTTTAGTTTTAGGGCTATGTAAGCCCGAGTGTCTTTCAGTCGCGAGGCTGGGAGCGGTTCTCAAAGACCGTAGTAACACTCGGGTCATTTTTTTGTCCGATAATGCTAAAACTTTGAGGAGGTGTCGCATGACACAGAAAAAAGAAATCTATGTAAAGAGTCCTGAGGACCTGATCATCGAGGCCGAGGGCTTAGTATCATTCCTACAGGAAGCAATAGCTGCGATTCTGGACCATACCTTAGTGCTTTCAACAAACCTTCACAATAAAACTCCTTTGGGTATTCATCTCGTGTTTGAATCTGCAAAGGAGCGGCTTGAGAAAGCATATGACCTTCTTGAGCATAAAGGGGCGGCGGTGTAATTATGAAAATCGGCACTGACATAAGATCACTTATTGAGGATGATGCGAAACATCTAATGGAGGCGTTGTTATCAGGCGAGCTATCTCCCGGTAACAATGCCTCCCTTGCCGAGCATTACAACCCTCAGCAACTCCAACAGCTCACGGCTGAGATAATCCAATACCAGCTCGACAATAAGAGCCTGGCGCTTATTCTGCCCTTTCTATGGACCATGAAATGGCTTTCCCTGGCTGAGGCCTGCGTTTATGCACGGAAAAGCAGGAATACACTATTAAAGCTTATTGAGGAAGGCAGGATCTCCGGCTCCCGTCCGGAGGGCAGCGGAGAATTTATTATTGACCGGGAGAGCATAGATGCCTATTATAATGCAGAGCAGGATAAGCTCAGAATGAAATATCAGTCGAGGAGGGCATCATGAGATTAGTCAAACATGAGAACGGTTACTACTACATTTATTTCGACAGGCTCCACAAAGAGAGCCTGAAAACTAAAGACAAGAAGGAAGCAAATCTGGCCTTTGAGTTTAGAAAACAGCAGCTCAAAGACAACAAATTAATCCAGCTCGACAAATTGTCCCGCATCAAACTTTCAGAATTTCAGAAGGAATACGTTGAGGGGACTGAAGACCTCCCTAAACGCACACTATCAAGAGCAGAGGGGACTATTGATAACGATAACCTTGCCTTTAAGAAATTCATTGAAGTTTGTGGCGACCTTCCGATCCGCCTGGTCAAAAGAAAGCAGATTGATGATTTCAAATCCCGTTGCCGCAGCTTATCTCTTTCAGACACGTATGTAAATATTTTACTACGGGCCTTGCGCGCGGCCTTCAACAGCGCCTTGTCTGTGGGATATCTTTCTGAAAATCCATTCGTGAAAAAGAAACATCAGGAAGCCGTAATATTCGCATTGAATAAAGAATTGCCACGTTATCTTACGATGGATGAAATTTCCAGTCTCTTGAAAGCAATTGATAACCCCGCTTTTAAGGTAGCGGTATACATATATCTCTATACCGGGATGCGGAGATCCGAACTTGTAAATCTTAAGGCGCAGGACTTAGACTTACAAAATGGCATCATCAGAGTGCGGCATACAAAATCAAAAAGAGACAGAGAAGTCAATATTTCTGAGGATCTGAAAAAAATATTAATTGAGGATCTGAAGATAGATATCGGATCGATCTTCCCTCAATGGTCCAGCCCCGACACCATGAGCCGGCTCTTTACAAAATACGCTATAAAAGCCGGGATAAAATCTGACAACAAACAAGGTAAAAAGATTACCTTACACAGTCTCAGACATTCGTTCGGCACACACTTGCGGGCAGCCGGAGAGCAACTCGATGTCATTCAACAGCTTATGGGACACGCAGATATATCCACAACTCAAATATACACAAAAGTTGTCGATTCAATCCGCAAGCAGGCAGTCAATAAATTAAATTTCAAAATTGAAGGCGGGGAAAATTTAAATGGCTAAATTAATGAGGCATCAAAACGGTGTCTTTTATATTTATGTTAGTAGGCTGGAGAAATTTTCTCTCAAGACAAAAGATGCTGAATCAGCGCAAAAGATGTTTGATTTAATATCTACAGAGCTTCAAATTGTAGATATTTATCAGGAAGTCTTAATCAGATATGACAAGGTGTTATCCGGCATCCGTGAACATCATAAAAGTATAGGTAATTTTCTAAAGATGAAAAAGCCGACATATGATAAACCTTTCGTTACTGAAACTGGACTGGAAGATTTTGTCTATGATCATCTATCGGAATTGCAAATAATTCCTGTTGGGCGACAGATTAGAATTAAGAATGGCGTTGTTGATATTATGGGATTAAAGCAAGGAAATAAGATTGCAGTAGAAATTAAATTAGGGTCGCTATCTGAACAAAATCTCGGGCAATGTTTACGTTATTTAAATGTTTCAGATATTACAGAAGTATATTTAATTGGAGAGAGCATTTCTGGATCTCTTCATGTATTTAAAGAGTTTAAAATAAGAGTTTTCACAGTGAGAAAAAATAGATATAAAGGAAAAAATGTTTTTATTGAATGTAAAATATTGCAATAAATTTGTTTTTTTT